CTACCATGACATCGAACAGAGACTTCGTGAACCGTCTTTTGGATGGTATCACGATACGCTCGGCATCGGCGAGCTTGAGCACAATCGCTCTCTTAGTGATTGCGTTCATGCTAATCGGATGCACGACCTTTTCTCTTGGGGCGTCTGCAAAGACGCCCTTCGGAGAGGGCAACGTGCAAGTCGATACGACCGACAACTCCTCGATCAATGTCAGCATGTAGCTGACTTGATCGTCGGTTCTTTCTCATTCTTCGAACCTGTCTCTCTTTCTGAGAGATTAGAGTCGGAAGGTGAGGGAACTGGCTTTAAACATGGCAGTGGTGCTGTCTCTGAACGGCTTAAGAACTGGGAGAAATCCGAGTTCCCAAACTGGTCAGATAAGCTCGAAGACTGGTTTCCTTTTGAGATGTGTGGCAAGTCTGCCACCTCTCCGAAAGAAAGACCATCTCGTCATGAGATGGCCAGTCGCCTGATCTGTGTTCCAAAGACCTCCAAAGGTCCTAGGATCATCGCATCTGAGCCGACCTCACATATGTGGTGTCAGCAACTGATACGCCGGTTTCTTGTTGACGAATTAAAGAGACTCTTTGGAGAATCTTTTATTTGTTTCAAGAAGCAGGAGCTCTCAGGTAACCTAGTCTTAGATGCGTCTAGAGATCGGAAGCTTGCAACCGTCGATTTGTCGGATGCTAGTGACCGGCTCTCGTGTTGGACCGTGGAACGGATATTTCGGAAAAATGTTTCCTTACTATCCGGTCTGCACGCCGCACGTACGAGGTATTTGCGTGATGACATATCGCGCAATTCTGGTTTCCTAAAACTTAGGAAATTCGCCTCGCAAGGCACAGCTACGACGTTTCCTGTTCAATCGATCGTGTTCCTATGTCTTGCCTTGGGTGCTTGCATCCAAGGTAAGGTAAGTATGCGTTCGATTAGGAAGCTTCGAGCCACTGTACGGGTGTACGGAGATGATATTATCATTCCTGCACACGGGTACGCACGACTTGTCCGCATTATGGACCTTTTGGGTTTGAAAGTTAACGTTTCAAAGAGTTACGTTAACGGACATTTCCGAGAGTCCTGCGGAGTCGATGGTTTCTCGGGTTATGATGTAACCCCGGTAAAACCGAAGACATTAGTCGTGGACAGCCCGGCATCGTGTCAGGCTGTTATTGATACCTGCAACAATCTCTTTAATAAAGGATTATGGCATGCATCAGAACACCTCAGAACCTACATTCCTGCACGTTTACAACGTGGAATCAGGATTGTGGGTCACCACGATGCTGGTTTCTCCGGTCTCTCTTCTTACTCTGGCGGCGATGAACGCCATCTTAGAACAAGATGGAATACTCGCCTTCATCGGTACGAAGTTAGAGTTTGGTCAATTTCAGATCAAACTCGTAAAAGAGAACGGAACGGGTACACCGTATTGCTGGACTTCTTTGCCAGCAAGCACAATCATGAGCATGCTCGGATTGTGTCTCAATACGGATGTAGTCGGAAAACCAGAGATGGTTTTCACTGGGAGCCCCTCAACACTGGGTCTCGCAGTAGCGTTGAGCTATATCTTCACGGACAGAGAGGAGGAGTTATTGGAAACAATAGCTCGTCTTCATACGTCCCGGTCCTTCCTGGAGGTCGGTGAATTTACCGAAGTTCCAGGTCGGCCATGTGAAGATAGTCGTTCAATGCTTTCTGCATATGAGCTCCAGGATTCATGGACGCGTGCTAAACTGTATTTACAGACTAGTCCGTTATCCATGAACTGACGTTGAGGGTGTATGGGGCCTCTTAATGCTGCGAAAGCAGCCTCTTAAAGCCTCTGG